AAAATCGTCTTTTATTGACATGAGCACCAATGTTTTCTATGAAATTTAAATGCGGTTAGTCCTATGGGAATGTTAAGTTGTTGTTCTAAAAACCTGTGAAGAATAGCTGTAGACGCGTTAGAAGTAAGTAAATCATTTAAGCTTTCCTTTGTTTCTACGTCCAGCGTAGACAACCAATTAGCAAAAGAACATGACTTCTTTTGATTACTTGATACTTTCACCGTTGTAGTTTAACCACACATTGAGGGTTTTACAACTCAACGACACGAAAAGAAAAGCCCCCTAATTGCTTAGGGGGCTTATTACTTAATTACTTATTCAGCCATACCTGCTGAGAAGTTAGGTTTGCTACGATTGACAGCAGGAGGGATAAGTCGTCCGTTGCCTTGTGTAGCGCCAGCTTCTGGTGAAGCCTGGTGTTGGAAGCCAACACGTATGCCGTAACGAGCGCCTGAACGTGCTTTAACGTTTGAGCGATGGTTAGTTGGACCAAGTACTGGATTGGCGGCTTGTGTGTTTTTCTTCTTCACGAGTGTTCCCTTTTCTACAGGTGCGACACGTGGCTTTGAACCTGTAGCATTTGATGGCTCAGCTGATGTTGGAGCCAATGGTGCTGGGTTCTTCTTTGAGTCTGTCTTCATTTAGTTTCCTTTGCAAAGGGGGTTAAATAACAATAAGGCATTTGGAGCTTAAATACTGCTTAACCTGCTGCAGAAACGACAAATACAATAGCTGAAACTGTGCCATCGTGGCTTTCTACGCTGGCAAAACCAGGAATGCAGATGAGGTCCAGCCCTCGTGGGGCGGTATAACCTCGAGCGATTGCAATTGCTTTAACAGCTTGATTGACTGCACCTGCGCCGATAGCTCGGATTTTGCAATTACGGGTCTCATAAATGCTATGAGCGATTGCTGATGCTACGGCTTGTGGATTAGAACCGGCTCCTACGCGTAGGATGCCTTCTTCTTCTTTTACTACATCTGACATAGTTATTCCTTTTTATGCTCGAATTGGTAGGACCCATAAATTATGGGGATTCGAGCAAGGAATGTCAGTCTAAAAGTCCATAGGAGTTGGGGCCGTTGCTTTTGAGTGACAGAGGGCACATTCCATATCTAGCATGTAAAGGGATATTTCCCCCTCCTCGAACATCGCCTGAACATTCCATAGGAACGAACCGCAAATGCACACATGAAGGGGGTTATCTTTGTCCCTAAGGTCTAAAGGCATCAGATGAGCTCAATCTTCTTATCTAGTTGAGCCTGCATAATCTTAGGCGCAGTAAAAGCCAAAAATTCACGCCAATAACAATCTGAACATCCGCAATAAGGTTGACCTGACAAAGTTTCTACATCAGTATCTTCGTCAATGCTGTCTTGCAAAAGCATCATGTAGTCTTCTATGCCACGTTGTAGCATGGAAGCCCACTCAGGGTCATTAATTTGAAAATTGGTCATTGTCCTCCCCATCCTCCGCCTTTAAAATGAATTGCAGGCGGTGTAAATGCTTTAATCATAAATTCTCCGCAGTTTTCACAAACAGGACGGTCTACGGCGTTGTACAACATGTGAATTTCTGTGGTCCTATCACATGAAATACACGTAAAATCGTAATTAGGCATAACTGATGCCTTCTTTTTTGTGCATAAATCTTATATTGTGATAATCGCATACTTTATGCGTGCGTGTGTACGAGTTAACCTGTGGGTTTTCAGTACCTGGAATACGCTCATTGCATTGGCATACTTTGCGGTATTCGTTTTCTAAATCTTTAAGTTTTGCTTTAGTGTTGCGAATTTGTTGCAACAAATCCATTGATTGTTGAGTCATTTTACCTTTCCCTAAACTTTGGGTCTTGAAGTTTATCGTAAACTTCTTTTTCATATGCAAGGTCATGGGTACCCGACACGAGTCTGGCTAACGAATATGAATCCGCCGCATTATCATCGGTAAAGGTTTCTCCCCACTTCTTGTAGACGTACAATAGCATTTGACTCTTAGGAACGCCATTTCCTTTACCTGTAACAAACTTCTTAAGGTTAGTGGGAGGGACTATAAGGGGGTAGACGCCAAAATCCAAAAGCGTAAGTTTGACCATACCGCCAAGCTCTCCCAACATATTAGCCATCTGAGAACCGAACGCATAACCTTCCATGGCTACATCTTCTATTTCATACCCTACAAGGACTGCCATAACATGGGACTGGATATCCCTTAAACGGTCAATACCACGCTTCTCAGACTTGTACACAGTAGTTGAGTGAGTGCTGGTCAACTTATCAAAAAGGGTTATAGCAAAGCCACTATAGGACTGGTCTATGCCTACGTAGACTTTGGTAGTAGAAAGTCCGCCATCGAACTTCTTTATACTCATGCGGTATAGCGGTTGACTGCGTTATACCCGCTACGGCGCTTTACTTCGCTGTTGATAAGCCAATGATAAGCGTCAATTTTGTCCAGATATGACTCAAGGGTGTTTCGGTACATATGTATTTGAAGGAACAGCTCATGCGCACGTTCTACATCTGGGTCAGTGGAAACGGCAGCTTTAAGAATAGTTGCTTTTTCTGTGCTTTTACCTGTACTAAGCAAAAGGGTTTTTCTATTAGATAAAGATTCATAAGAGGTTTCTGCTTCAGTCTCAGCATTTTTAGCGAGCGCAACCTGTGTTTCTAGAAATCCGCGGTATTCAATATACTGAGAAGCTAAGTGCATGAGCGAGGACGCGTCAATAGAAGTAATGTCTTCAGGTAGTTCAGGAACGTCCATGTCAAGCGTTCGTGCGACCCTAATGCCTTGGGCATCTAAAATATTAAGAAGCGTTTCGCTGTATCCGTTTACCTTTAATTCAAGCATTTTCATACCCCTTACATTGATAGCAGCCTTCATTAACGTCAATGTTACACGCAGGTGGGGTCTTGTTGTCAACTGCATCCACAATCATGGCTGCATCTTCAAGTATCTGTGAAATGCCAAAATCACTTTTAGGCATAACAAATTCTTTTTGCGTTTGATTGGCTTTGTTTTCATATAAAAATAAAGCTTCTTGTGGCTGGTATTCAAGCCCTATAAGCTCAGCTAATTTCATATACATCTGTGCCTGAAGTATGTGACTGGTAAACGGGGATGTGAGGTCTTTCCACATCTCATCTAAGTTTCCATCGTGTTTAGACATCAACTGAGGCGCTTCAAATCTAAAAGTTCCTGCACCAATAGACTTAATCTCCAACATTAATGGCTCACCAAATCCTAAAAGGATTCCATCGGCGTGCCCTGCAATACGTAGTTTATCGTAGAATAACGGCACTTCTTTATACACTAAGTGCTTTGGGTCAATTTTGTGATTAGAGGGAATTCCGGTAAAAGTGGAACGGCAGTCTGAACAATAATACTTTCCCCACAATTGGTCCATATCTTTAAATATCTCTTGCCAACCTGAATGAATGTCGTGTCCGGTTTGAAAAACGCGTTTCTGACTTAAGGTAACGCGGTATTTACTTGGAGGCGGTGGAAAACCTAATAACTGAAAATATGATGAACGATGGCACCAATCGTCTTTAACCATTGCAGATGGATGTAGCACATCTGAAGGCCTATCATTAGGTGCGGGTTTTGATATAAGGTGGCGTTCTACGCTTTTAAGTACGCGTGAGTCCTTTTTACCGGCATCAACAAATCTTTTAAGACTGCCTTCTGGTTTAAACTTTTCGCCTTTTACTGCCATGTTTTGTTACCCACTCCTCTAATGTAAGGCCTACCTTAGCAGCTTTTCTAGACAGTGCATTACGCTCTCGGTGGGACATGCCACCCCATATACCGTGCTGTTCGTTCATCTTCTCTGCGTATAAAAGACATTGAAGTCGAACCGGGCATTCAGGAGCACCGTCTTTACCAAAACATACGGCTTTAGATTTATCTGCAATTGTTTTATATTTAGCTTTGTCTCTAGGGGGATACCAAAGCTCTGTGTCTAGACCACGACACTTGGCTGTATAACGCCAATCTTCTACATCTCCTGAACCTTCGTATGACAAGTGCACTCCATGAGGTTATGGCGCATTTCTTCAAAGTCATCTTCGAGTAGCAATATGTAATTCTCGTTATTAAGACTAATACCCAATACAGGCATTCGGCTATCAAGAATTGCTTCGTTGACAATCTTCTCCAAAACTGCCGCTTTGACAGTAAAGGAGGTTTTGCCCGTCCACTTATGTTCTATAAGAAGGTCGCTACTACGAACATCACCTTTACGGTTCCAAAAAGCTCCGCTGGCAGCTGTTCGCTTACCATCAAACTTCTTTGCTAACCGTGCCTCATGTTTTTGAGACTGCTTTTGTCCCTCACTCTTCATCAGAGTTTTCTGCAACAAATCTAGAATTCAATTTAATAGATTCTAAGACTTCTTGCTCCAGGGCTTCTTTCAAGTCTATCTCTTCCCGTATGGAGATAAGCATAGCATCTGCACCCTGCCATTGTCGTTCGGCATACCGATAATAGGCTCCAGCACGAGTAATTACCTTATTGATAATACCCATAGCCACAATTTCTTTAGCAAAATCATAGTCTCCACGGTTTACTTCTCCCCCATTTGCAAAGTAAAAGTCCATAAAAGCGACTTGGGAAGGTGGGGCTGATTTATTCTTAATAGTTCTAATCTTGATAGTCTGTCCTACACGCGACTTCTCTTGACCTGTTCCTGCCTCAATCCAATCATCGCGCTTAACCTCAACGCGGGTAAAGTATGCAAAGTTCTTACCTTTGCCTCCTGGTGTGGTCTTTGGGTCACCGTACATAACGCCAACCTTGTCACGCCATTGATTAATCATCAAACCAATAAATGGACGTTCCATCTCCGTGAGGGACCTCTTAGAAGCTTTACCAATCTTGCGAAAGAACTTGTTAGTTAGAAGTGCTCCCCGTCCAACGGTGAACTCATCCATTTCTTTTTCATCCTCCGCACTAGGAATGAGGGCAGGAAGGCTATCAATAACAATACAATCCACGGACTTACTTTCCGTAAGTTGGATGACTGCTTCATATGCTTCCTCCATGATGTTAGTAGAGATGACATATACTCGTGAAAGGTCTACACCGCACATCTCTGCATACGATGGCACCCACTCTTCTGCTGCAACCCATACGGTTGTATATCCAGGGTCTACCTTTTGGTTAGCAGCAACTGTTTTTAATGCTATTGCACTTTTACCTTGTGACTCATCTCCAACAACTTCATGCCATTGGTTAACAGGCCATCCACCGCCTAATGCAACATCAAATGCTAATGAACCGGTAGTCATGCGACCATGGACATCAATGATGTCTTCTCCGTGGATGATGGTGTCTTCGCCAAACTTCTTATTAATCTTATTGATTATCTTAAGAAGTTCAGGATTATTAGTTTTTGCCATTATTTAAAGTTCCCGTCTGGACCGATAGCTGGAGTTGAGCCGTGAAAACCGCCTGTTGCTACTTGTTTAGCAGGAGTAGCGGAACCTGCAGCAGTTCCTCCTTGAGAAACAATGCCTCGACCTAATCCTGAGCCTGATTGCTGTACAGGATAACCGCAATCATAACAACGAGGTTTGAAGCCAGGAGCACCGCCGTAGTTACCACTACCGCAGCCCGGGCAACGAGCAGCTTGTGGTGTTACTTGTTGCGTTGGAGGATAATTTTGCTGTGAAGGCGCATATTGAGCAGGCTGTGGAGCTGCGTATTGCACAGGTGGTTGAACCGGCGCTGACTGTCGTGGCTGTTGCTGGGGTGTTCCCAATTTATCTGCCCACCAATTACTCATAAGTCCTCCTCTTCAAATGTTCTTGCAGTTCCTGTTGTGCGAACATGAATTATATCCAGTTGTATACCTGCTGAAAAAGCAGATACAAGTGCTGAAAAGCCTATTGCTTGATAGAAGCCTACCATGGTGTCTACGTCTTCTTCACTAAGCTCTTCCATGTCTCTTATGCCAGATTCTTTAACTTCTCTCATCTGTACAGAAGCCACAATTCGAGCGTTAAGTTCGCTAATAACGTCTATAAAAGGTAACACATCATCGAGGTAGGCTAGTCTAATTTCGCTGTCTTCTTGTTCTTTTTCATCCCCTTCTTTACTTACAGGAGTAAGTCCAAGTTTAGACGCAATTTCATTAGGGTTATCAATGCCAAAATCATAAAGAGCCCATCTAAGAACTGTGCTTAGTGGGACATTAGTAGTAACTTGCTCAGGTTCTTTTCTAAACCTGTTGTTAAACCAACTCACTTGGCTTCTCCCCACTTTTGAACAATCTTAATATCCGCAATCAAGGGTACATCAAGCAAATGAATATCCTCCATCGCCTCTCTGATAGCCTCTGCAGTTTTATCTGCTAAATGGTCGGGGGAAAGGGTAACGAGCTCATCGTGAACTGTGAGGATAAGCTTGGACTCCTTAGGAATCATGTCGTATGCACGGACCATAGCAAGCTTAATAATATCGGCTGCAGAACCTTGGATACGAGTGTTAAAAGCCTGGCGCTCAGCGCTTGATTTGTCCTTGAACACCTTGGAGTTAATCTCGGGAAGATACCGCTTACGACCAAGGATAGTTGTTACATACCCACGCTGGCGGGTACTTCCTACTACAAGCTGTCTATATCGGTCTACGGAAGTGAACTTAGCGGAAAAGTCGTTAAGTAGCTGTTTAGCTTCGTTTAATTTACAACCAATCTGACTAGCAATCTTGTCAGGCCCTACGCCGTACGCCATAGCAAGTACTAACACCTTACCGGCTTTACGGTTTACTCCCATAGTGTCTCCTACGGTTGTGTAGATATCGCCACCTTTTAGGTAGTTATCCAACATGATTGGGTCTTTAGACATAGATGCGATAACTCTAGGCTCGATTTGTGAATAATCCGCTACAACTAACTTATATCCTTCGGGTGCGTAAAAAAGGTTTCGTAGCATACGACCGTACTGCTTATCATCAGGAACTTTAGTTGGGTCTTCAGGAGCAGGTATGTTTTGTAAATTGGGGTTTTTAGAACTAAAACGACCTGTCTCAGCACCATGTTGTACAAAGTCGCAATGTATTTTGCCGTTAAACATTAAACTTTCTTTATAAGAAGTTTTCTCTTTACCATTGGTAGTGCGAATTACATCGCCTCCTAAATACGGAATAACATAAGTACTTAATAACTTATTTAAATCCGCGTAGTCTAACAACGCGGAAGCTAATTTGTTAGAAGCTCTGTAGGGCTCTAATGCTTTGGAAGATACAGAATAATCAGAAATGGTAAGCGTTTGTCCATCAATATCTTTTTCAATACCTTTATCTGTATACAATTTAGGTTTTAATCCTTGACCACCTTCATCTTTACTTCCATACAAAATTGCTTGTTTTTCAGAATTGGCGTTAATATTAAAAACTCGTCCAGCAATGCTGTAAATTTCAGAACGTGCTTTTTCCAAATTAACCTCTAAACGGTCGTGAAGGAGAACTAACTGCTCTTGGTCTACGGGTGCCCCTGTAAGCTTCATATCGCATAGTACGCGAAGAACGCTCATTTCAAGGTTCATTATCTTTGTTAACTGGGCTTCTTCCAACTTCTTTTGCAAAACGCTGGTGTAAAGCATGTAGGTGTACTTAGCGTCAAGGTAAGCGTATTTAGCAACAACACTAAAAGCATACTTTTCAACTTCTTTACCAACGCCTTTGACCATGTGATACCCAAACTCTCGAGCAAGGCATGCGTCAAGGCTTACTTTATTTTTATTCTTATTATCATAAAGAAAAGAAGCAATCATCGTATCAAAATAAGGGCCGTTGGGTACTTTGCCTCCGTAGTACTTAGCGATAGACGTCAAGTCAAACACCAAGTTATGGCCCACCAATGTGCGGTCTTCTCCAAACATAAGTGGTTTGAGAGCAGCGAACACCTCAGCAGGAAACAGTTGAGGCGGTGGTGGAAAAAAATGGTGAATAGCTTTTTTCTTATCTTTAGAATAATCGGTGGCTTTTAATTCAATGCCTTCTGCAATCTTTTTCTCACCTTTAGGTAGGAGCGGGAAAGACTCATAATCGAACTCTCCGTTAGGATGCCCTAAAGGAATAACATCACCGCGCCCATGTGTCGCTAGTGAAATCCATAAAACTTCATTAACAACTGTCACACCACGAAATGGTCCTACAGTTTCTAGGTCGTAAGCAAACGAGTCTTGCTTAAGGTAATACTCAACTAATTCATCAAGTTGTTTTTTAGTCGTAATAATATTCATATAGTCCCCTTAGGCGAAATGACTGGACTATAAGGCAGGGGGTAGCCCAGTCACTTCACATCTATTGTTAGATTAAGCTTGCAACGACTTCGTTAAGTTCTTCAGCTGAAAAACGACGAACCGAAGTAGAATCAAACGCTTGCATTTCTGCAATCGCTCTTTGTGCTTTAGCTTCATCAATGCCGTAGTCCTCCATGAGGTCACGGCCTTTAACAGGGTTAACTGTATATGTTGTTTGTTGCATCTGACCGGCACGAGAGATTGACCAATAGTTATTAGTCAATGGACCAGATGTGGGATTGTGCTCTGCTGCCAGCAACGCTCTAAAGAAAAGCGGAGTAGCAATAAGCTTTGTTAAAGTTGTTTCCTCTGGTGTAAGTACTGCTACTGAGAACATGTACTTTTTTTCGGCTTTGTCTTTAAGACGAAGACACAACGGGCAAGACGCTCCGATACATACATAAGAACGCTGTCCTTCCTTTTGTAGGAAGTGCTGCTTGTATTGAACAGGGCCCTCTGTGCCAAGGAACTTAACAATCTGTGGAGTTTCGCTAGGCTTAAAATCCTTCGCGTATTCCTTTGGTTTTACTGATTCTTCTGCAGCTGCCCATCCTTGTTTTACTACATCATCTGTAGTTCCAGCTGGTCGAGCATCTACGTTTTCAATTGCGAATTCGTCTGTTTCTGGAACGAAATCGTCTGTTACTTTAATTGACATGTGCATTTATCCTTTGTTTGCATAGTTGGCATGTATTGCATTATTTAGTTTCCTCATCAAGGATTTGACTCCAAGATGCCGCAATCAATTGGGTTATATTGCGGTTCGCTTCCCAGTCTATACGCTTGACATGAAGAAGTCCAGCCTTATCAAATATTGATAGGGCAGATTCAATCATGGCACGGCTATAGAGGCGCCTACCTTCATGGTCGTTGCCATTCTTGTCTTTTGTAGTAGGGAGACGATAGGGCGATTTAGGTAAATAGCCGTTTTTGTTCCATACTCGTATAGAAACGAATGGTCGCCCTAAGGCGCTGGCAAGTGCCCCCACCGTAAAGAGTTCTATCTCTTTGCCGTTGGGAAGAGGTTTAAGTTGGGGTTTGGAATCCCAATGTACTTCGGTTTTTACTTCTACTTTTTTAAACTCACGACGTTTTCTTTTACTTCCTGGGTAATAAGAATCTACGCTGCTAAACATTTCGTCAATCAAATCATCGCTCACCATTGAATCCCTATCCAAAAAGGTCCAAAATCTATATTAAAAGAATAGTAATCTAAAGAAATCCCCACAGCAAAACGTTTTCCAACTCCGCATACAAAAGTAAAATGTTTGGTCATTTAGCATTAACCAAAAATGCGTAAGAAACTTTAAGTGGAAACATCTCATCAATCTCCTGCTCTGTAATGAGCTCTTTGTAGTAAGCAGCCATTATGGCATCAGAGTCTAGCTGAGGAACCATCTTTATACATTCTTTTTCAAGGCTTTTCTCAGCAATAATGCGTTGAGCTATTTCCATGTCAATAGGATTAGATGTTTTACGCTGACGTACGAGTTTGACAGAACCTACTTCTAATGTCATATGACCTTTGCCGTCTACTTCACCTTCAGTTTCGACAGTTTCCATAAGACGTTTTTTAAGTTCATCTTTACGTTTTGATAAAAGTTTAATTTGTTCATCAATAGACACATACTGCTCTACCGTATTTTCAAGACCTGAACTCATAAATCCCCCTTAAGTATGGGGTGAGCCTATTACTCCTTAGAGGGAGATGTCAAATAAGATTCGAGCGCTTTAATAATAACGCTAGTAACAGTCACGCCTTCTGAGGCAGTTTTCTTTTGTACGGCCTTCCACAGGTCGTCAGGGACGCGAATAGTACGCGTGGGGGTTTTCGCTGGTGTAGCCATTAGTATATTCTACACCGAAGAAGCTATCAAAAAGGAACGTAAAGTACTCACTGTAAGTGGAACTCCGCCTTTATCATCAATACCTTCTCCATCAATAATTGCGCTCGCTACACTTGATTTTTGTTGGAGTGAAGCCCATTGGCGCTCTTCCACAGACCCTGCGATGATAATGTCCTGTATTACAGCGGACTGAAATCTAGAGGAAGCTCGGATAATACGTCCGTTTCTTTGAGTCGCTGCTCCGGATGACCATGGTAGGTCATAGTTAATCAGGAGGTTTCCCGCTGGCAAATCTACGCCATAACCCCCAGCATCGCTGCTAATAAGCACGCGAACACTGTCATCGGTATTGAAAGCAATTTTGTTATCTTCTTTGGTTTTAGCATCTAACTTACCTGAGTATAGGCGGCAAATATCTTCACCTAGTTCAGACGCAATCTTATCTAACATATCTACGTAGGTAGCAAAGATAACTACTTTATTAACATCATCTTGTTCAAGGAAGTCTTTAACGTATTGAATAAGATATTCCAATTTAGGGGACTTAGTAATTCCTTCTAATAATCCTTCGTTAACAAGTTCTGTGGCGTATGCCGAACCTTCTCCGTTCATTAAACCAAATTTAATAGCAGAGCTACGAATGAGGTCGGGGTGGGAACAGACCATTTTCAATGCGCCAACCTTTGACATAATCTTGCCACGCATTTCATCTTCCGGTCCACCTCTAGAGGATTCAAAACCGTAATGGGCGTTAATGTTAAAAGAGCTTCCAAACATCGATTGAGCATCGTCTAAATCTTGCAAAAGGTCTCGTTGAATTTTGTCATACAACTTTGCAGATTTTCTATCAAAAACAACAGCTGCAGGTTCTTTGTGAATAACATCGGGAAGAAAAGGTGCTACGTCTGGGTCTTTTTGAGATTTGCGTACAGCTACTTTTTTCATAACATCGTGAAGTGTTTGAAGATTTCGGTAACGGTCTACTCCACCCCACTTGTTACGTACAATGAACGTACTGTCAAATATATCAAAACGACCTAGCACATCTGCGTCTACGAATTGCATGATGGAGTACAACTCTTCTGGTTTACCGTTTTCAATTGGAGTTCCAGTCAAAGCAAATTTAAAAGGAGCATTGTTTAATCGTTTTGTGTATTTAGAACGTTTAGAACGAAACGACTTAATAGCTGTTGCCTCGTCTAGTACTACAAATCCTCTAGGGAGCTTTTTGATGAAATCCCAGTCGTTAACAACTTGCTCGTAGTTAAGGATGATGTAATCAACTTTGGAGTTTCGCCAGTCGGCAGCTTCAGCATACTGTTCTGTTCTTTTAGCCTTGGAGCCATCAATGACCAAAGGGTTTGAAGTGCCATTTGTAAACTTCCTAATTTGATTAGCCCATTGATATTTAAGGCTAGATAAACAGATTACCATTCCCGGCTCTGTAATATCTTGTGAATCCATAAGGCGCTCAATAGCAGCAATAGTCAGAACAGTCTTACCCAGCCCAAGGTCGTAGGCAACAAGCATCTTGCGACGCTCACACATTTTGTCTACGGCTTCCGGTTGATACGGGAGAAGTGTTCCTGTAAAAGTCATGCTAGGCAGGCTGCAATCTGATTTTTAAGACCATCAAGCCCTGTGTTATTAACAATAATCTTGTCAAATTTCCAATCGTCCATGGCTGACTCTGAGGGATGGTTATTGACTGCATTGACACCTGGACGCTGTATACGCCAAATTTCTCCACCCAAGTCTTTAATAGTTGAGGCTTCATTAGGAAAACGAACATCGGTAAAAACAATTTTATCTCCTGCGGATACCCCATCAATTGCTCGTTTTACCCACACATCTTCACCAAAAAACTTACGAGCGTTGAGCCCAAGCTCTTGAAGAAGTCTGCGGGTTTCTGTTCGTGCTTTAGCAACTTCCCAATTAAATTGAGAGACTACTTCATTTACACGATGACCGTCTTCAAGTATTGGGTTAAGCGTTAATAGCAATTCACGTACACCATTAGCAAATGCGCGATTATCGTAACCGTGAAGTCCTATCAACATCCCTGCAGTTGTGTCTTTACCGCTACGGGCATATCCGCTAAGACCGATAATCATAAAAAAGCTCTCTTTCCATATAATGAATGACGTGCGTTATTAAGCCCGAACAGTATCTCGTCTTTGCTCATTCCGCCAATATCCTTTTGGTTGCAATCGCCATAATTAAAAAACCAACATTCAAATCCCATTGCTTTTGAATAGTCTAGTAATGCTGAAGATGAACTTAAACCAGCTTGGTCATTGTCCATGGCAAAAATGATTTTGTCAGCACCTCTAATAAGATTAATTTGGTCTTTAGAAACACCTGAACCACAGGTTGATACTCCGCCAAATATACCTACAGACGCCAAGCGAGCGCAGTCAAGAGGGGACTCAACAACAATCATGTCTCCATCTCGATACTGTTCATATCCAAACAAAGATGATGATTTGTTTATTTTTGGTGGGTAGTTATTGAAACGCCGTTCTTTAAGCCACTTCTCTTGCCAACCAATTAACTGGTTGTTGTAAGGATTGCGTAAAGGCAAAATCCAACTTTCATTATATGAATCCCATAAAATTTTATAGTAAGAAGCAGCTATTGGTGTAATCCCTCTGGTCTGTAGTGCGTAAACGGGGGGATTAGTAAACGCGCTTAACATAGACTCTGTAATTCGTACAGACTCTTCCACTAAAGGTGCGGGAGCGGTTAACCGCTCATAAGCTTTGGTGAGGTCACGTTCACCGCTGTTAAGCCATGTCTTTGCGGTGTCTAAGTCATATCCTTGAACGTATTCAATAAGACTAATAGAGCTGCCTTTAAAATGGCAAGAAAAACAGTTGTGCATTCCGGTGTCTGCGTTTATAGACCACGAAGGGTTGCTGTCTATCTTTCCTTTGCGCTCTAAATGGGCAGGACAATGGCCTTTAATCTCATCACCTGTAATGCTGACAATCTCAATACCAAGACGGTCAAGCAGGTCTTCCATCTCTTCTACGGTCATAGGTCACTCGCATCAATCTCGCGGAAAGTACCGCTACCCCAATCCCATAGCATTGAAACCTCTGCGGGTCCAGAGTTACGGGAGGCAATAACTTTAAGTAAACGCGTATCATCTACGTTTTCATCTTCTCGTTGTAAACCAAAAATAACATCCGCATCTTGATGAAATGAGGATGAGTAACCGATTGCATCTGTGGTTACTTGTCCATTGCGCATTTTGTTTTCAAGAATCTGTGTGGAAATTACAATCGGTTTATTTACGCGCTGAGCTAGCCTTTTAAGAGAACGAGTGATATTGGTAAGAGCTTGTGGACTTCCTGGTTTTTCACCATTCTCATCCATCATCAAGTACATACCGTCAATAAAAACAACATCAGGTTGTAGTATCTGGATTTTGCTAGCAATACCGGATACCGTTGCACCGGATGCTGAATCCACAAGCCAAAACTTCTCACGCATATGTTCCATGTTCATAAGTTTTGTCTTAACACGTGATTCTTCTTCGTTAGTTAAAGCGCCATTCTGATAACGAGTGTGTGAGACTCGAGCACGCATAGCTACATATCTAGAAAGCTGCTCATGGTTACTCATTTCAAACGACTGAAACATTGGCGTGCTGCCTTTAAGATGAATGTTCTGAGCAATCTGTAAAGCAAGAGTGGACTTACCGGTCTTAGGTGGGGCAACAATAATAACTCGTGGTCCGTTTTGTAATCCTCCGGTAGCGGCGTCAATAGTTGGAAATCCTGTAGGGACTCCAAGAAGTCCTGGATTATCTTTGCGGTACAAATACTCTTCCCAACGTTGCATTGGGTTTTCTGTAATATCAATATCAGAAGTTTGGCTAAGGCCATCTTCTTCTAACTTAATAATTCCCTTTTGAAGTTCGAGCAAAGCTCCCTCAGGGTCTTTGCGCTTATCAATAGCTTCAATAGCCTCACCAATCATGGTGACAGTTGCAATCTTACGACGTGAGGCTAGTATGCCGTCTAAGAGATACTCAACACTATCGTTAACTTCAACTAGGCTGTATGAAGGAAAGTTTTCTTTAACTACATCAACACTTGGGCATTCTCCGTACTTAGTAAAATGCGATTTAAGCAACGACCAAACTTTACGGTCTTCATTATCAACAAACCATGAGTCGTTAACGTTGCGTTGAAACAACGGTGATAAGTCGCGGTCATTAATAACTTTGCTGAGTAGCAGCTTTTCTTTAGGTAAACGTGGCTCTGTGCTCATAATTGTGTGAAATCCAATCCCCAATGACCGTACCGTAGCATTCTCTCTGGTAAATCCAAAACTCCTACAACTTCTGGTCTATATGGCAACTCTGCTATCAATTTATCAGGTGCAGGATAGGCTGTGAAATATCTAAATGGATTAGTTCCCATATGGTCTAGCTGGTCTACTAATATTTCTAAATCTTTGTTATTTAAAGTAAATGACACAATTTCCATCGTATATCCCATTTTTTGAGCAAAAACGTATAAGTAACTTAACATTGTTCTATTAATTTTAATATCTTTTTCAGGCACAGAAAATATACGTAAAATCTTTTTCATAACAATCTCTGATTCTAAAAAAGTATCTGCTACAACGATAACTCGTTTAGGTAAGTCGTTGCTTATATCCCCCTTGTACACTGGTTACGACGCTTCTACAACACCGTATAAAGTAACTATACGACTGTACTCTTGATTGGATTTAGTAGCGTCTGCGTATGCTGTAACAGGGGCATCAGCAGTAAGTTCTAAAGGATATTCTCCGCTGTATTCTTCCATCTTGTTTTTTACAAACTTGTAATGTTTACACGAACGACTTCCTGTAAAGGTTGCACAGGTACAAACAACTTTATTGTTTTTAAGACTTACCTCATAAACGGCTGGTCCTGGGACAATAGAGTCGGATAGGAATATTTGAAGAAGCTTAACGTCGCTTTCCAAGGTTTCTTCCATTATCGTAAGTCCGCAGTTCCATTAACTGGAATATACACAAAAGCCTCTTTGATAAAACTTCCAGTTGCATCTCCATACGCGTCTGCCCAATCTTCTTTAGCAATGTTGCTTGTAACAATCGTAGGAAGTCCGGCATTAAATCTGGTACGTAAAACGTGATGAAGCATGTTTTTCTGCCATCCTGAGAGGCTGGAGTGTTCTTTACCAACATCGTCTATAACCAAAACTCGAATGTTGTACGCGTCATCTTTGCACTCACCTAGCATCCCTTGGTAGAGGCGCTCTTCTTCATCGGTTGGATTATCAAACAATCTGCCCTTTAAATCTAAAACCCCATTAAACGTGGTGAAGTAGCAAGGGCGAACTATGACCATACCCTCAACAGGGGCAAACGCTTCTAGAGGAAACGTGGTCAGCATCTCCTGTATGATGGCAAGAGCGAGAGTGGTTTTACCCCTACCGGGCTCTCCGTACAAAAGGATTCCACGGCCGCATTTAGCCCCTCCAGCTTTCAAGATGTATTCACCCTTAAGGGCAAGCTTCATCCAGCCTCTAATCGGCTCCAAAGCCGTTTTAGGGGCATCTGTACAGTCATCTATAACCCAGCCAAGACGGGCTTTTGGAATAGCAGCAGATTGAACCCATGCACGACGTCTAATTTTAAGTTCTAAAATATTAAACATTAAAATCCTCCCCAAATTCTCTCTTCCACTGCGCTTCAGCATCTGCCAGTGCTGCATCCATCTTCTCAGGGGAACTTATACGTAATCTAGCCTGTGTGGCAAGTTCTGAAAACTTGGATATAAATAACAACCACAACTTATCGGCATCTGTTTCTTTATTGACTTTGAGTTGTGTAAAAAATATCCGCATCATCTCTTGTTCAATTTGCCCGTTAGTGTCGTATTTCTGTCGAGCAGAAGCAAAAGCCACAAGAAATCGAGTACCTGCCATACGCCACGGGGCAATTCCCCATACGTCGGTCATTTGCTCTTGGAATTCTAAAGCCGATTGATTGACTGTCCAGTCTTTAGGTTCGCGGGTTTCGCGTAAAGCTGCTTTTTCCGCATGAACTTTAGCTTTTTGCTCCTGATACTCCTTCTTGCGCTGGGCTACCGCCCTGAGGCGTTCACGCTCACGCTCAGTAGTTTCACTAGCGGTGTTGTTTTCAAAGAACTCATAACCCATCTTTTTTTCTCCCAATCGCTCGTCGATTGTTGTTTTTTTAGCATTATTAGCTGAATAAGCATATATGTTGCTTATATTGCTATTCTGCTTATTGTGCTGTATCAGAGGGGGGATTATCAGGCCCCACAAACCCGCCTCCACGAATCCTGCTTCGGTCACATAACTGACCGTCTTGATGTCTTTTCCTACACGTTCTTTGCGGGTCGTAATCAGACCAGCAACTCGCAACTCCTTGAGTGCGGTTCGTATTGCGTCTCTGCCTTCTAGAACTTCTGGAACCAAACGGGCAGCAGAAATACCCTCCCGGCTATTAATAAAATACTGAAGGGCAAACAGCGCCCTCATAGATAGTTTTTGTTTACTCATTAACGGCTATTTACAAACTTTTCAAAAAGACGAGTGGCAGCTTCCAAATGACCTTTAATCTCAGTCGCAATATCTTGGCTAAGTGTTTCTTTAACAACTACTTTAGGGGTAGCGTCAGTTTCAGGAGCAGAGTGCAAAGGAACTAGGCCATCGCAAAGGTCTTGTACCGAAATACCGGCTTCCACGCATCTAGCAACTGTTAGGGTTGAATCCGAATCCAAGTCAGAATACAACAAATACGCTACTGACTCTTGGTCTTTAAGAAACTCAATAGCAGAAACGATAGGGGAGTTACTTGAATTCTGAGTAGCCCCAGGTATTCCCGTAGTTTGAGCATCTTCATGGCAAAAGACAATTAAATCTTTTTTGGCTTCGGCTGAGTACTGTGCTACATACGATTGCCCTTTGGACGGTGCGCTTTCATATGCCAATACAACAGTAGTATCGGGTTTTGCGTAAAAAACGTCTTCCATAAGCGCTTCTACATTGGCACGACTTGTTTCGCCATTACCAGCGATTAAAATGTACTGCATATGACCTCCTGTGTAGGAGGGTTAGCATACACAGATTAACGCTCACGTCCAACTGCGTGAACTACCGACGGTTCGGCTCCTATATTTTCACCTATACTTACAAGAAAATAGCCAAAAAATGCACCAGCAATAGCGTACAAAGGTTTATCGTGTTTGGCGCTTGAGGTGTACGTTGCAATAAAAGATACAATAATGCACGATAATGCTCGTGGTAGTTTCATACTTTTACTTATAATGTTTTCAAGAAAAGTAAAAGCAGGGTTAATAACAGCAAAAATAAATGCTGTAGAGCCAGAGATTAAAAGTAGGGTCAACATGACCCTATACTACTACGTTCCTGGTTGAGCTAGAAACAGCTCAAAAGTGCTTCCTAGAGTAATCCAATCGGGTATAGTCTTAACTAAACGACTTTGTACGGCAAACCGATTAAGATAATAATGGCTTCTTCCGTTATTAACGGAACCGCCTTCCCAAAATAGGTCACTAAGGTTAGCTACTCCATGACTTCCATCAAAAAAACTGTTAACAAACGAAGACTTTTCAAACAATGCTGCGTCTACATTTATCTCATATCCGGCGCCAGGCGCTGTCCAAGTAAACCCTACTTTTGCCGTAACAGCAGTTGAAGGAGCGGTTGATGTTACAAAAGGTCTAAGCCATGAACCAATTACAGAAGTTACTGGAGTTCCCGTGGTTGTGGATATAAGAGTAGAGGAGCCGTTGTACCAAGAAATATAAGGAGTTACTGCTCGAACAGTCGAACCTACTTCTGTGTATACATAAATACTAAACGTATAGTCATTACCTGAAAAAACAGGCCTAGCGCTAGAAGCAAGAGTAACAAGTCCAGATGCTGAAGAATAAATTTCAGCAGACCCTCCGCTAATATTTACAGAAGGAGCGTTATCACCTGGTTCAACTTCAGTGCTATCCAACAATAAAGTTCCATTAGTAGCTGTCCAGTTATTTGTATTAACTTCAAAATTTGGGTTGAGTAGTTCATTAATTCTTGTTGCTCTTAAAGTAATTTTAATTTGTCTGGCTTCTTGAAAAGTAGTTACAGATGAGTTAGCTTCAAATTGAAGTGCGTCAAAGTAATGTTTTTCAGAAGAAGTTGCACTTGCAAGTTGTATGTGAGGAACTGCAAAATACGCTGTAGCGGGGGATGTTGCAGTATTATAAAAACGTCTCCACCCTCCGGCGGTGTTAGTAACACCTGTTCCAGTAGTTGAATTGCTTATAAATGTTCCAAATCTGTCATACCAGGAAATAAAAGAAGAGACTGACCGAGCAGTTGTTGCTGCTTGTGAATACCCACTAAAGGAATAAACGGTAGATGCGCTTACAGGAATACCATAATGAATGGGACTGTCCCCCGATAACGCAATTTCCACAGTTCCGCTACCAGACGCGGTTACTTCAAGAGTAGCTTTTTGTAAATTTGGAAAATCAGATTGGGCAGTAGATTCAGCGTAAGGTGCAATTGTTGGACTATCTGCCGCCAAATGTCTAGCTAATGTAGCATTACTGATTGATGCCCAAGAGCCAATAGTTTGTTCAAAAGAAGAATCGTTTTGGTCCAACATAAGGTTTTTACCCATAACAACCGTGCTGTCATACCCAGCATACGCTTTTACGTATTCTTTAAGGCCAAGTTTACTTCCTTTGTTCTTGTATAAACGAATAGCATTATTTAACATAACTCTAGACTGTTTAAGTCCAAGTTCTGGTTCGTATTTCATACCAAATTGACGCATAAGTATGGGTATGAGAATTCCATTAAGGTTAGTAATGTCGTAACGATTTAATATATTTTCTGTTTGAGTTTTGTATAAATCAAGACTTACTGCAAATATCTTTAAAAATCTGTAAAGAATGTCATTAGATTGTTCTACAGAAGCGTCGTAAGGTACTTGAGAAGTAAGAATAGTAGGCAAAGAGTTGTACATGTTTGAAAGGGTGTTGTAATCTTTTACAGATATTCCTACGGTGTTTGCCGCAACTTGCCAAGTACTGTGCACAGTTTCTCTTACATAAATAGAATAATAATAAGCGTGTCCAGGCTTTAATTTAATATTATTAGGTGTTTGACCTTTATCTATGTACACAATTCGTGAAGAAGCTACTCCATCTTCAAATAGCACATCCCCGTCATCTGCGGTAATAGGAAATCCGTAAGAGTTACGAACTAAACGAAGGTAATCCCACCCACCACTAGGGGTAACCCATGTTAAACGGATGGATTGATAGTCATACGGTATGGCAAGAAAAGGTTTGGCGTTAAAATCTGACAGGGTGTTAGCCCCATAATACGCCGCATTATAGTAATCAATGCCATAACGTGACAATTACATACCACCCAAAAGCATATTAGACGTAAAGTCGGTTCCAGAACCAACTTGACCACCGGCAGCATAAAGAATACCGTCTGGACCTACACGCGTTACTACGGTTCCTGATGCGTCTTTCCATTGCATCAAATCGGCAGATTGACTAGCAGCTGCTGTAACCTTTAATCCAACTACAGAAGGTCCACTTATTACAATTTCGCTTCCACCCACGTTTTTTACGTATTGAGTGTGGGTATCAGCAACAATACCTTTTTCAATATTAGCAAGACGACCATTAATTGTGGTGTAGTCAGTGGCGGTATTTGCCCAACCAGAAGCTGTAGCAGCCGTGGCAATCGACGGAGTTGTTCCTATCACTGACTCAATAGCGGTAACTTCATCAAACAGCGAATTGGGGTCAGCTGCTTGAATGAGGTCTACAACGTTTACTTTAGGGGTAAACGACTTAACGTTACTTGGGTATGAGGCTGCCATATTTATCCTTAGATTAAGATTCCGCCGATAGGGTTAAGTGTTATAGCCCCAGCTTTAGGAATTTCATTGGTTGCGCACGTAACATTTTGGGTTCCTGTTGTAGACACAGCAGACGTCCACAAAGAGGTACCCGTAGTGGACCCACTACCTCCTGCAGCAGCGGATAAAGTAATCGTTTTAGCTACCGAATCAAAAGACGAAATAGTTGTACCAGATGCAATTGTTACCGAAGACACTACTCCAGCAGCTATTGCTACTTTTTGTCCTACAGCAACATTTAAAAACGAGGATACGTTAGATATGGTTGTACTTGATGCCGTTAAATTACCTGTAAAGGAAGCATCTGCCCGAGTAAGTAGCGTAATATCCGCCCAAGATAATCCAGGTATTCCGGAAAGCGATGACATTACGTATTGCACTACAAACTGTTCAGCAAAAATTACGTTATCAAAAGATAACAAAGAGTTTAATGCAGCATACGCTGCGTTTGTAACCGTTGATTGTTTGTATTGGTCAGATATATGCAAATCCACGCTAATGTTTATTGGGACGTATTTTGGAGGTAAAATAGTTACCGTAGTTGTTGCTGGAGCTTTATCTGTTAAAAATGCAATTAATTGCGTAGATGCGTTTGTAAATACTGTATCTCCCGCGCCAGTTACATCTACCCCAGGAGTAGATAAAGCGTTGTCTCCATAAGGAGCCATATACAAAATAATATTATTATAAGAACTTCCATCGGCAACTGCTTTTGCTACCGAAGGTACTTGAATAGATAAAGCCGCATAATCTGAAAGAGATACGGCACGGTTTAACGCGCTAAGCGCAAACGGTGCGTTAAACCTAATACTATCTGTAGATTCTGAATTAGCACCAACAGAAGCGGCTGTTTGATTATTTACTGTAAGTCCAGCTACAACGTTACTAATAAGATAATTAATAGTATTTGGTCCTACGTTTCCGTAGGTACCTCCTCCTACACGATAAGAAACATATACAGCTCCAACAGGCGGTATGCGACCACTTATGTTGTCACCAAAGTTAAGATACGAAATACCATTAGCATCCGTAGAAACAGTGTAAACAGGGTCGTTATATCCAGCATCAATAAGGTAAGGTACTTTTACGTAAGAAACGCCGTTAGCCACTACAGAAGTTGTGTTTGGAATAAGTGGGTGTTTAGCCAAACTAAAAGTTTGGTAAGCCGTTCCATTGGAGTCTCCAAGGTATTCATTTGTTACCGTGTACCCTTGTGTAGCGGATACAGTAGCCGCTCCTTTTACGGCGCCTACTGCTGCAGGCACAGACACGGATGTATCTGTTTCAAAAATAACTTGAGTGCTAACTCCGTTAACAGTGGTAGTTGTAGCTACTTTAGTTAAAGCTGGAACGGTAATGATAGAAGCTGTGGAATTTTGAAAAGTAAGGGTTACAGTAGAAGGGGCGCCCGAACTAGGGGTGTAATTAAGCATATTTGCAAGAGATAACACGGAGCTACGTTGAGTAGCCGTATTGATGAATCCTTCGTTTGCTGCGCGGTCGATAGAAAAGTTAAGGCGGTCTGCTTCATAGGCAAACAGCTCAATAAGAGTTATACCAAAATCTGAAGCGTCAGTTGTTGTCCATTCAGGTAAAAGGGACGGGATAAGAGCAATAAGGTCATCACGAATAGAGGCATAGTCACGAGACGTGTAGTCTACTTGTGGTACATAGTTTGAAGCCATTAGTACTCCTGGATAACGTCGCCTGAAAGGGTAAGAACACCCGTCTTTAATGAAACTTGGTCGAGTTGCCCATTAGGCAACTGATAGTAAATTGTAACGCTTATGGTGCCCAGTTGGGAGTCCATAGATGTGACAATATCCTTTAACTTTAAAGTTTTGAGGAAAGCACTAAAGGTATTTTTTACACTTTTTTTAATTACAGCATCTGCGCCAGCAGAGTTTTCAAAAAGTGCTGATTTTATAGTACCGCCATATTGAGGACGAAATACGCGTTCTCCCAATTGGGTCATTACCGCTGCAATAACTCTACTTTGCCAAATCTTTGTAGGGTCAGCAGACGACAAAATAGACCCCGAAGCGTCAATTGAAAAAGGAAGAACAATAGCGCGTTCCATCAATATACTCCCATCCATACTGGAAAATTAGGGTCTCCGCCTTCAAACATTACCCATACTCCTTGATTAAGTGTAGGCAATTTTCTGTGGGGAGTGTGCTCAGTTCCATTTACTTCCAAAGGGTCAGTACTGTCTATATGAGCGTGGTTTAAGTAATTGCTATTTAAAGCCACTACTGTAAGCGCAGGTACCGTAGAAGTTACAGCTACGGAACCTCCAAGAGTTCCTGAACCAGAGCCTGAAATTGATACAGGTGTGGTGGTAAGTAATGCGGCCACTTCTGCTGCCAAATGTGGTTTATGGTCAGGATGATTAGCATTGTCAGTAACAGGTAGACATGGGTAGGCCCAATTAGTTATATTTGTGTGTAATACTTGTGGAACTTTTAATCTAATTCGATACAACTTATCCGGGTCTGCGTTGTCTACGCACACTCCCCGGTATATTCCGTAAAAGTGGTTATCCATTATGCAAGCTTCTTATTAAGCACGACTGCAGGCATGCTTGCACTAGGAACAGTTGTTTGTAATAAATTACCCGAAACCCCTACCCACTGGTGTGTAGGTGCTGAAGTCACTTGAACTTTAGGAACGTTTTTTACTAAAGATAATGGGGAAGTAGCGCCTTTTTGTAATGTTGCAGAGCTTTTTTTAAGTACAGTTGTAGGAACAACATTGGTTTGTCGAAGTCCTGGGGTTACAACTCGAGTAATAGTTTGATTAGGCATTGCTATGTTTTTATTGTCTGTCCATGTAGCAGATAAGCCAAGAGAATCTGAGCCAACTTCTAAAGTAGTTGTATACACCTCTTCTTTGACAAAGTGTTCAGAAGAAATAACTGTCCAGTAACCTGAATACGCAGGGGTAACTCCGTCAAGATAGATAGGGGAATCAGGAAGAATAGTTGGATTTCCAGGAATAACAACACTTCCTCTGTATGCGTACCTGTTACGTTCGTCCGCAGCATCTGATTCATATTTAGCAATTTCAAAAGTAGGAGCCACAGTCCCGGTGTGGTACGAATCAAATATGGGGTCTACCGAAAGCGCTCTGGTAGTTGTGATAAAAAATTGGTTTGTGTTGGCATGGTCAACTGCTGTTTTTCTGTCTACTCCTGAAATAGCCACAGTTGTTTTTTTAGCATCGGCATATGGAATAGAATCACCAATTAAAGGTTTAAATGAGTAGATACCTGTGGATTTTCCTTCTAGACCTCCCATAACATAATAGGTGGCGTTTTGTCTCATATCTGTAAAGTCTTGAGTAAGTGGTTGAAAAATAATAGTAGTGTTATCTGATTTTAAAGAGTATCCGGATTGTTTAGCTAGTTTAACCATAAGCTGCCAGTCGGTCATACCCGCTTGTGAAATTTGGTCGTATACGCGGGGATGCGGAACAGCGATATAAGAAAACCCATTATCGCTAGCAATATCCGCAATCACTTGGTCAGCAGTTGCATTAGCCCATACTCGTTGTGATTGTTGTTTAAGTATGTAAGAAGGCCCTATTACGGTTGCTTTTACGTGGTTTAGACTAGGCGATAGGTTTGGCTCAATATGGTGAATGTATCCATTTATTGTTCTAGACGCTCCCAATCCAGAAAGAGTAATACTTACAGGAGTACCAGATGAAATGGATTCGTAAGGAACATTCCAATCAGCAAAATAAATATCAGCAATTTCATGTTCGTATCTAGCGTGTGTGTATGTAAACTCGGCTGCCCTATACAATGGAACATCAAGTGTGGGAAATTGAATATCTAAGTAATTAAACATGAGGTATCTTCAATACTGTGCCCGGCGTTATATTATCAAAATCATATACTTGAGGGTTGTACTCAGGTATAATCCACCATAAATCAGGACGAGAGTAGTATTGATAAGCAATTGAGTCTAGTCGTTCGCCCGCAGAGTAAATGTGCTCTGACCAAGTAGATAATCCTGGCGCATCCATTGAATAAAAAACAATAGGGTAGTTATCCCCCGTAGGATAAAAAGCTATGTAGTCTATAAGTTGATTGTAATATCTGGAATTTTGATAAATCATGGTGTTGTTTTTCCACCCGGAACGTTTGTTGCAGCAGCTCCCGTAGCTTGAGTATTACTGTTAGCATATTGAGTGTTTGCCTTAAGGTCTATTGAGATAGCCACGTCTGAACGAATAGGAATCATGTCTCTAGTAAACGCTAAATGAGTAACACCGATGCTTTGAATCATTCCAACAAGGCGTTGAGGTCCTAAATCTAATCGAATGACTGTAGGCATTAAATAAGAAATATTAGAGGTGTCTACTCCAAGGTAACTAAACCCATCTCCGTTAATTGCACGATACAAAAATTCTAAATCAGCTTCCGTTCCTCTTTTAAGCAAATCAGTAATTTTATCATCCATATTTGCAGCAAAATCAGCAGCACTTCCGGGGGCTTGTCCGTATTGATAATAAGATGCAAACGTATTTGCGTTTGTTGACGGAATTGGCCAACTATCTCTTAAAACTCCAGGATTATTTGCAGGCCAATTTACAAACAGGGCTTTAGCAGCAGCAAAATCGTTAGTTCTATCTAACCTAAGAGTAAAATTTATAGTTGAGTTAGAAGCCACTAACCCTGTAAGTCCAGAAGTAGTATCATTTTGGGCGGGAGTAACACCCCAGTTGACTTGCGTATTTTGGCTAAATGTTTCTGGATTCCATACAAATTGAAAACCGTAGTTAGCTTGATATGTTCCAAGTCCGTTTTGTACTGGTTTTCCGGTTTTAGGGTCAGCTGAGGTTGTAGCCCCAACATATTTACGTCCAACAAATATCAAACCGCGTCTGCGCGTATGCAGTGCGCTAGCGTCTCCAGGAGCAGTTACGCTATCGGAAACAGAACCAGGGTCTACCGGAAGACTCCATTTATGAGGAGGAAGGTTCCATTGATAAGTAGAATCGGGGTCTGTAACAATTGGAGTAATTTGTGTAACAGATGTTGCTTGTTTAACTTTTGAACTAGTAGATGTAGTAGTGGCGTTAGAAAGGGACAAACGAGTAAGCCCTGCGGTATTAAACGTGGTTTGAACTGTACCCAAAATTGTATGAAAACTTATATTTTTAGGATTAACTGGAGCAAAAGCTGTATTGTTTAAATTAGTAGGCATACCAAAATTAGTATTAAAAGGGTTTGGAGCGTAAGGGTTGTTAGGGTCCGTTTTGTTGTTAGCGACTTTGGGGGCAGCTGTTGTGCCGCCTCGTTTAGCTGGTCCGCTTGTTACAGATGCCATTAGTGGGTAGCCACCTTTGTAGAAATAGATAGGGATTTAAGCTCATCTTTGATGGCTTTAGAGATATCTTTTGCAGTAACTTGTGCTCCGTGGGGGACCTTAACTTCAACCGTAACGCCGCCGTAGTTGATAGTCGTTCCAGCGGTATTTGCTGTTTCTAGTGTACCAGTCTTAGTATTGATGAACGCGTACTTATTGCCAAAATTCATAGAAGATGAAGCAGGATATACAGATGAAGACGTCTCCGCCCCCATCCCTAGACCAGAGCTAGACGTTGTTCCTCCCGACATAGCTTCTTTAGAAGAATACCCGCGAAGCTCACTTACGGTAGCCATCGCCCCTACAATCCCGCCTGTAGCGTATCCAACAGACGAAGGATTATAGCCACCAGCAACAGTGAGCAGATTGGTTAAACTTGTTGTTCCCGTAGCTCCATCAAGGACACGAGAGCAACTTGTTACAGAACGCAAATCTACAGAAGCGCGTTTTACAACATCCCCCGTATGAGGGGCTTCAATCATAACTCCGTTACCAGCATAAATAGCCACATGGTGCGCAGGGTTACCCCAAAACAAAAGGTCTCCGGGTTGCGCGTCTACTGGATTAATTTGCTTACCCATTTTTTGTTGGTCTTGAGAAGTACGAGGCAAAGCAACACCAAGTTTAGACATTACAAATCTAACAAAAGAAGAACAGTCAAAGCCTACGGTATCTGTTCCACTTCCCTTTCCTGTAGTTGCTCCACTATTGCTTCCACCTCCCCAAGAGTAAGGGGTTCCTAGTTGTGTTTGAGCTATAGCAATTGCGGCTTGTCCCGCAGGGGCACCAATAGTCAATGATTTAGAAACAGCACTAGCAACAGACGCTCCGTGTCCATTTCCGCTACTTCCAGAGGACGCTCCACTAATAGGTGCTTTTCCACCACCAATAATCTTTTTAACAAGTGTAGGAGCAAACAATCCAAGAGTAAACGCTAAAGCGCCCGTAGCTAACCCTGATAATCCAGCCGTTTCAGCTCCCCCAAGAACTTCACCTTCTACAGCAGCCGTAGCGCCTAATTTAGCTGCGGTAGCTCCTCGTCCTGTGATAAAGCTACCTATTTTACTAAATACGCTTTTACCAGCGCCAAGTGCCCCACCAATGAGGCCACTAGATGCAAGAACAGCAAGAATACTAAGACCAGCTTTACCTATATTATCTGCCGCAAGAGTTTCTGCTTTAGCAAGTTGCTTAACCGCGTCATTAGCCAGCTTAGAGGTAGCAAGAGTGTCTGACATTCTTTGATTAAACGTGATAAGAAGATTAGAAGCTTCTATAAACCCTTGAGACATGGCGGGAGCAGCTGCTACTTCAGTACCAAATTTAGAAGCATTTAACGCACTTGCTGAATTTTGAGCAGCTGTAGTTAATCCTGTTTTTGTAGTACTTGCTTGAGTGAGGTTACCGCCTTGAGCAAATTGCATAGCAGAAGTTTGAAGAGCGGAACGAAGGTTCTGGTCATTACCAGCAACAAAATCTAAGAAGTTAGAAAGTCCATTACCGGATTGAGAACCGATAGCTACATCTTTAGCTGTTAACTTTTTACCAGCATTTTGAGAAGCAAAATTGTATACCTGCTTAAAAATATCTGCAGGGTTATTCATTCCTCCATTGGCATTACGCACATTAATACCAAACATGCGAAGCCTATTTACAGTCCCTGCTTGGTCAAGACCAACAGCTGCCTGCATGGCCGTAGTAGAGCTTCCTGTCACATTTGAAATATCTCTTACACCGTTAAGAACTCCGTTGTATCCCGGGAGAGCAGGCATTAATCCACCAGCAGTTCCCAGCGATACTGCTTGAATCATGTCTTGTGGACTTACGTTTTGACCACCACGCATGGCAGCTTGAATGGTTGTCCCAGGATTGGACATTCCTGAAAAGCGTGCTTGAGAAGTTAAAAGTTGAGTGCTAAGAACGTCTTGAACGCTAGGAAGTGCTTGAGCTGCGCCAGAAGCTAAACCGGCTACCGTTGCTACGGTTCGTTTTACAAAGCTACCAACATTGGCGATAACGCCTGCGCCTCCACCGCCATTAGTGAATGTACCTGTAGTGGTTAGTCCACCGGCACCCCCGCCAGCACCCATTTGTGGTATGCCAAATGCTTTAAGAATTGCATTAGCTTTTTGAAGAGTTACATCAAGTTCTTTATTGAACTTAGCTTGTTTAGCAGTATTATTATCAATATTGCTAGACAGTTTTTGACCTGAGGAGCTACCTGGTGTATCAGCCATGGATTATCCCTTCTACGGTCTCGCGGCTCTTTCAAGCCAGTTAGTGCGTTCTCTAAAAGACAATGAACGTATATCGTTCAAAGTCCAACCTGTAAATGCACGAGTTAGTAGTTCGTATTGGTCCATTAAGTACTCGTAATCGTTAGCGTTATAAGCGAAACAAAGCCGCGATACTAAGTGGAGTTTCCATAGATTCTCCACATGCCTCGCAGTTCTTTGTCACCTCCCCAAGGCGTGGGCCTGGGTTATGTTCAACAATCTCTGCAATAAGCTTTTCACGGTCAGCCATTCCAAGCTTCAATACCGAAGCATTTCCTGTAGCAACTTGCCCGTTAATCGTTAATACGCATCCAGCTAACAACACAGTACTAAGCTCAGCAACTGTTTTGTCAGTAGACTCAATAAGTTTTTTCTGTGTGGTTCCTGTAGGTAATCCTAGAACTACTGGTCCAACTTTTGTTTCTACTGTCCATTGACGGTCTTCCATAGGATTATCTAATTCAGTTAGCGGGATATCATTAACTAAATCAATGTCTAGTACTTGTTCTTTTCCGCAACTTGTGCAAAAAGCGCGATATTCTGCTAAATCACCAAAAGTGATTCTACGAATTGCTAAAAGCAAAGCATCTCTGTCTGCTGATAGCATATTGTCTAAAGCATCTTTAGCCACTGGCTCTCCGCCAATACTCACTACTCCTCTTTGAAGAATAGTGACTAAAGACTTTCCTAATGAACCTGAACGAGAAATAGATTCCTCATCAGCGCCATTAAGCTCCCTAACCTCTGCATATTTATGAAGCACTCCGCCTGGGGCGATAAAGCCGCCAGGCAGAGTAACCTCAGTATTAGAAGGCGGGATAGTTGCTACTTTAACAGGAGCGTCATTGCTGACCTCGGCTATAGCAGCGTTTACTACCTTTGGGTCCGAACTAAGTGTTGTCACGAATATTGCTCCTTAAAATAGATTAGAGAACTTTTGTTGTTGCGTCGCCTACAAAACCAGCAGATAGGCCTTCATGTACGAGGGTCATCTGTTCGAACAAAATGTTCTGGTCTCCAGCGTTTAGGTCAGAGTATTGTAGCGTTGTAATCCATGCGTTGTGAAGCTTGATGTGCATTTTTGCGTTTGCAACCATATCCGTGTTATCAGCGATAACAGCTGGGTGGTCTAGGATGTAGATATCCACGTTTACACGGAAGTCTTGACCTGAGGTAAGAGCAACGCCTTCTCCTGAAGCAGCAGCAAATAGCTGACGCATCCAGATAAGACCTTGGGTATTACCTGTCAAAGTACCACGCTGTAGAGTTACAGGTGAGAATGTAGTCATTCCAGGAATTTGGTGAATAGTGGTGTTGTAACCACCTTCACGGTAAGGAATTGACTGAGTGTTGATAGCCAGACCAGTTACGCTAGTAAAGCCACCTTTAATTGTGGTGATGGCTGAGTTAGCTGTAGCTGGAGCGACATCCGTAGGCCCATTTGTAGTGTTCGAAAACTCTACGTAAAACTTAAAGTTACGTAATGGGTCTGTCGCAATGGATGAGAAGCGACTGATATTTGTTGGCATTTATAGGCTCCTTACGCCACTGTGACGGTTGTGCCGCCATCGAATTGACCGATATTGATTACTACAAACTCAGCTGGGCGCTGTAGAGCTACGCCTACCTGAATATTTACTTGACCAGCTTCTACGGTTCCCAAAGTGTTATTCGTGGTATCGCACAAGACAAAGAAAGCTTGGTCAGGTGTTGCTCCACGAAGACCCCCCTGTGACCAGAAGTTAGTCAAAAATGCAGTTACTGTCGCTGTTATACGACGGTATAGAACTGTGTCATTTGGCTCAAAGATTGCAAATCTAGTTAAATCCATGAGTGCTTTTTCTAAGAATATGAGAGAACGTCGTACTGGGACGTACATTGACGCATATCCAGGTTGAAGTGTACGCGCACCCATTACTACAATTCCAGAACCCGGAATAAAACGAATGGCGTTTACTGGAGCAGCAGCTGAGTTTAAGTTGTCTAAGTTTGTGTTGGTTAGTGGAGGAACAGATACTGCTCCACCTAAACGAACGCTTAAACCAGCAGGGGCTTTAAACACTCCACGCGACTTATCTGTTGCTGAGTACTTTCCTACAATCGCACCACCTGGGTTAGCAGTTGCAATAACTGTTCCCGGTGTTGTGTTTGTTGGGTCATTAATTGTAATTGTTGGGTAGTACACTGCACCAAAAGATGTTGGGGTGTAGGTAGCAGCCAACGAAATTTGGTTAGCAACAGTGTCATTTATTGGGTCAACAACAACAAAAACGTCGTTACGTGCTGTTGCATATGCAAGCAACAAGTTAACTGAAGTAGCGTCTGTAACTCCTGGTGCATTAAGAATTAATGAAGAGTAAACGGTATCAAAAGCATTTACTCCATTAGCAATATTAGCAGCAGAGGGCGTTGTGCCATCAGCACCTGAAGCAAGGGCCGTAGCACTTGCAGCAGCAGGGTTACGTGCAGCACCTGTAGAAGATGAACCGGCGTCTACAGCAACTATGTATGCAGACTGAACGTTAATAACAGGAATCGCGTAACGAGCATCAGAGGCTGTCATGCTGAGGTTTGTAAATGATTCTACTTTATTGGAAGCAGCTGTTCCGCCGTAGTAGACAGTTATGTCAAAATAACCTGTAGCTCCAGGAGAGTTTGCAATAGTAATTGCAAGGCTATTTCCCCATGTTCCTGGGTTTGCAGCAGATATTGTAAGAGTATTAGCAGGTGTTCCGCCAGTATCTTGGAAGGTACGAGTAGCCGCTACAGGTGAGCCTGCGGTTACGCGTTGTACATAAGCTTGGTTTCCACCATTAGCAAAGTACAAGAATACGGCAAGAGCCAATGTGTTATTGGAAGTCCATGAGCCGTAGTAGTTTAAGTAATCACTCCATGAGTTAACTAGAGTGGGGGTTAGTGGTCCACGAGGGTTTGAGCCGATAAAAGCCGCTACCGATGCGGAGTTAGCACCAACGATAGGCGCGACAGGGTTCAGGGTTTCCTGAACATACACGCCCGGGCGTAGATATGAAGCCATTATTTATCTCCTTGGGTTAGGGTGTAACAGGTGTGAGACCGTGAGGTATATTCGTAGTGACCCGATTGATTTTAACAGTTTGTACGATGTGTAGGGCATTGTCAGCTGTGACTGGTGTCATTTCACTAACAACTCTTACTGTGTAAACATTTCTAAATAGGCGTTTACCGTCCTCATCTATCTGGTCTCTTTTTAAGAAACCATCAAGAAACATATGGCGTTTTGCAGTTTCCGTACCCAATTCGTTAGGCACCTGTAGTGTGCCGTACTGGCTAGGAAACTTCTGCTGAAGTTGAAACATAATTGCTCTATCGTGGCGAGGGTGACGAGAGTACGTAGTAACTTGATATACCAAGTCATATGGAAGAGGAACTGAGTAGCCGTAAACAATACCAGTTGCTCCTGCGGTTGTTCCACGGTTATCCGTATCATAAAAGACGCCAGAGGATTGGCGTTCTTTTGCCGCTCTTACATCAATAAGCTCAATAATAATATAAGGGTAAGACTGTGTACGGATTTCAACATCAGGAAATCCAAACCACACCTTTACAGGACGACTAGCCGCCTTTTCATCTGAAACTATCAGTCCACCTACATACGCTTTTAGGGCAGCATCTTCAGCAATAATAAAACTCAATTAAATACCCCCAAAGTCATAGCTACATCTTCAAAAGCAGACTCATAGATATCTTGAGTATTTTCAGTATGAAGGTACATAAAAGGGCGAATAACAGCGCTGGCGTATCCGCCATTACCGTACTCTAAATCATAAACTTCTTCGTCATGCCCGTGGCAATCAACATAAATCTCACCATCTTTTTCTTCTACGGTGATGTATTCAACGATGTATGGAGGCCATCCAGCCATAAGGGCTTTGTACCTAAGTTCAGGGGTCAAGCGCTCAGCTGCTTTACGCAGGGCTGCTTGAGCAATAGCGTCTGTATTCATTTGCGGAGAAGCCGCCAAAGTGCTGCAGCGAGAATACCTGTTGCCACTGTATGCTTTTTAGGAGCGGACTCAAAAGCGCCCTTAGCAAACTCAAAAGGTGAAGGCTTGTCTATTTCAGCCATGGCAATAACTCCAAGGTATTTCGCAGGGTAATGCTTAAACACCGCACGGTGTTCTCTCTAAGTATAAAGAAAAGGCCCCCTTTCGGAGGCCCTAACTACTTATTTATTTTTTAGCCATACCTGGCTTTTTAGCAATCTGTTTGATTTTCTTTTCATCCCAAGCGTTATCTTCTTTCATGGTTTGCTTGGTTGACTTAGGCTGTTTTTTGTCAGCTTTCTCAAAAGCGGCTTTACCTTTAGGAGTAAGTTTTTTAGTATCTTCCTTATCCTGAGGCTTATCGTTTTTCTCGTTGTAAGGCTTCCCCTTGCCGTAGCCAGGAGCACCCTTTTTCTTACCACAACCGCACTTCATGCACATAGTTACATGCCCTTCTTACGGTTCATCGGCATAGGCTTAGACTTCTTAGACTTAAGAGCTTTAAAGTCTGCTCCTGTGATTTTGCCTTTAGGAGCAGCTGCTCCAGCAAGTTTCTTCTGCTTTGGTGATAGCTCTTTAGCCATTATTCTAGCTCCTCATCTTCTTCAAGGTCGAAATCTTCGTCCTCAAAATCGTCTTCTTCAACCCAAAGGTCCGGGTTATCTTCAAATGAAAGCGGCTTTTCAATCCAGCTAGGAGTAATTTCGTCCATTACTTCTTGCCTTTCTGAGCCATCTTCTCCATTTTCTTAACACCATACTTCTTTATGCCAACAGCCGCAGCAACAGCCGCAGGGTTTTTGGCACCAGACTTCTTGGCTTCTTCTTCAACTTTCTTGAAGCGAGCGCCACTACCTAGCTTTGCTTTTGCCATTCTTGGTACCTACTTTCTTGGGCAGCTTCTTGCCCTTAGGGGTTTCCTCTTGCCACTTTTTTGCCATATCTGGATGAGTAGCATACATCCATTTTTCTTGTTGGCGTGATTTAAAAGGCATTTTAAACAGCAGTTGCGTACTTTTGGAACTGGCTATCGTTAACCATTTCTTCAGGCATAATTTGTTGACAGTCAACTACGATAAGAGCATAACGCTCTCCAATAATTCCTCTTTGTTGAACTCCAAAAGGGCGATAAACTTGATTTTTCCATACAATACGGCCACGTGCCTCAAGGTCTGGGTTATTTACTACATTATCGTTAATCGCGTCTACATCTCTAGAGTTAAGAGTAAGATGCAAAATATCGGTGTTATAGAAACCGCGTTCTGATTGAGGTACTTGTCCTTGTTGCCACACAGCTCTTACTACAGGGAGAAGATGAGGTCCTACCCAAGAACGTCCATAGTTCATATAACCAACGTCATAAATAGGGTCAGTTGTGGTAGTAGCAGGGTCGTAAACCCACCATTCAGCAACAGTGCCTACGGGATTCTTTAAATCCCAATCAATGCCGTCTTGTATAGACTCAAATTCGTAATCAGAGTTAAACCGACCACCGGGAGTATACGCTCTGCTCATTTTGGCGCTACAAACTCATCATTAGTTTCGTCATATACAAAACCAACACCTGCATAATTTCCACGAAAGTTATTATTATAAGAAGTTTGTTTCCAAACAGTATCAGACCCATAAAGTGATTGACAGAAAGCAACTCCTTCCGCCTCACCGTCTAACCCCTCTGCGTTGTTTATAACTTCATCATTAACAACGATAACCTGAGTGACTGTACTTTTTTCATCAAGTTGCGCAAAGTGTGCCATTAGAAAGTAATGCTCCCGCTTCCAGTAAAAGTGTAAATTTTATTTCCACCAACGTTTGTAAGAGTTGGGCTTCCTGTTGTTGAAGTGGCGTTCGCGTAAGTATTTGGATATGAAATTATAACAATACCAGAACCACCTGCTCCACCTGTTGTAGGACCGGTAGTTTGAAGAAGTCCACCACCGCCGCCGCCAAAGTTAGCAGTTGCATCTTTTCCTGCATTTCCGTTAATGGTTGCAACACCAGCGTTTGTTCCAGCAGCACCGCCGGAAGAGTAACCACCACCACCGCCGCCGCCACAGTAATATTGAGTAGTGCCAGAAATAGCTGAGCCATAAGCTCCACCGCCTGCGCCTCCCACAGATACGGAAGCGCTACTTGCGCCACCACCAGCCTGTGTTCCAGTTCCACCATTTGTTCCCATTCCGCCACCGCCGCCAGAACCAGAGTTCAAACCGTATGGGTAAGTACTACTATAATAACCAGCACCGCCAGCCCCACCTTGAGAACCAGTACCGCCAGCAAAACCCACGCTACCTATAGTCAGCGCAGAGTTATACGAATTTCCACCGCCACAACCACCATTTCCTGGTGAAGCACCGCCTCCGCCATACCCGCCACCATTTGCAGTCACACTACTAAATACAGAGTTATTTCCTATTACTCCAATATTGCTAGTTCCGCTACTACCGCCAGCCCCGCCAGCACCAACAGTAACGGTTAAAGGTGTCCCCGCGGTAACCGCCAAAGTAGATGTAAGAAGTCCACCACCGCCACCACCAGGTGCTTGGGAACCGCCACCGCCTCCTCCGCCACCTGCAGCAACAAGATAAGTAACTGATGAAGTAACAGCAAGTGGAGTTATTGGTGTTGCCGAAGCACTAGATGCTGCAGAAGTTCCAATAGTGTTGGTTGCAGTAATAGTAAATGTATACGCTTGATTTGACGCAAAAGTTCCAGTGACAGTTAGAGGAGTTGTAGTTCCAGAAGTAGATAAAGTAATTGAAGGGCTAGATGTAGCCGTATAAGATGTAATAGCAGACCCACCTGTTGCTCCGGCAGTAAACGGGATAGATACCGTTGTCGAGTTAGTAACCGTTGGAGTTCCGATAGTGGGTGCTTGCGGTACAGATACTGGGGTGACCGAAGAGGATGCACTAGATGCAGCAGAAACACCGTTAGCGTTAGTTGCCGTTACTGTATACGTTCTAGCTGTTCCTACCGTATCTGATATTGAAATAGGAGATGTTGCAGAGGATGAAGATGCTCCTGAAGATGATGTTACCGTGTATGTAGAAACCGCTTTTCCACCCGATGCTCCTGGTGTGAAAGGAACAGAAACAGACGCGCTTCCGGTGTACGGTTGTCCGGTGGCAACAGTAGGAGTTCCAATAGTGGGTGCTTGTGGAATCGATGTTGCGGTAATAGAAGAACTGTTTGCTGAAGTTTGGGCCCCTGTTGTATTTGTACCAGTAACAGCAAAAGTGTAAGCGGTACCAGATTGAAGCCCATTAACAGTAATAGGAGATGCGCCGGTACCAGTAAAAGAGCCAGGAGTAGATGTAGCCGTAAATGTAGTAACTGCGCCACCTGTAGCTGCTGCTGTATATGAGACCGTAGCGCTAGCATTATTATAGGATTTTGCCGTTCCTACATCTGTTGCAGTTCCAATAGTAGGTGCATCAGGAACATCTGAAATCTTGCCATATAAGCGAGAGGTAGAGTTCATCTCCTGCTTTTTAGAATCGCCAGCAAAGCTTAAAGACTCTTCACTAACATGGCGGATGCCCATTTATTTGCGCCTTTCTTCTTTTACTCTATTTTACCGACGCATATACTAAACGCGAGTTAATTATACAACAGGTGGTTCAGCTGGTTGCACTTCAACCTGGTCAGCAAGTACTGTTTCTTGAACCAACTCATAAGCGCCGCCATCACCTTTGTTGCACTCTGTAAAGAACTGCGGCTCAGAAGCCCCGCGTTGTTCAATGTATTCGTGCCCACAAGTTGAACATTTATATTCATATTTTACTGTCATTGTTTATCTCCTTAGTTATTAGTAGTACAAAAGAATACAGCCATTGCCGCCATTAGCACCAGCAGTAGTTCCTCCCCCTCCACCACCGCCACCTGAACCGCCTGCTCCGCCAACCGTAGTAGAAGCGGCAGTTCCGTTTCCTAAAACACCTGCGCCGCCACCTCCACCACCACCAGAACTTGATACGCCAGCACCGCCAGTAAATCCCCAAATACTATTTCCCCCAGCCGCACCGAAACTGCTTGTGCCGCCAAATCCACCACCTCCAGCCGTCCAACCCGAACCGCCGATTGCTCCAGCAGTGGAAGTAACTCCGCCACCTCCACCACCAGCGGCAACACCGCTTCCGCCTATCCCAGAAGCGCCACCACCTCCTGCGGCGCTTCCATAACCTCCAGTTACACCGTTAGTGCTTCCGCCTGCTCCAAATGTTTGACCGTAAAATCCAATAGAACCAGCCGCCCCAGCAGTTCCAGCATTACCGCCCCCGCCACCTGCTCCACCTATTTGACCAGACCCGTCAAATGCTCCGCCACCTCCAGCAATAAGATTTGTTAAAAGCGTATAACCACCCGTGCTTGAACCACCTGCGCCAATTACACACGAAGTTGTAGTTTTTACATAAGCAAAACCTTGTGTAACTCCACCACCGCCACCGCCTGCACCTGAACCGCTGAAAACACCTCCGCCACCAGCGCCAACCACAATCGCATAAACCCAAGTGGTACCGGCAGGAAAGGTAATAGATGTTCCTGATGTAATTGTCTGTTGAAGCGTGAGTCCGTAAGGAGTCGCTGTGTTTAATGCCATTAGATAATCCTATCCATTAGTAATACAGAAGAATACAGCCATTACCGCCGGTTCCGCGAGTAGTAGAACCGCCACCTCCGCCGCCACCACCTGAACCGCCAGTACCACCGACTCCAGATGTAGCGTTACCACCAACAGCTAGTAGTCCAGCACCACCACCACCAGCAGTAGTATTTCCAGTTCCACCTGCAAATCCCCATATGCTATTTCCGCCAACAGGTCCGGTTCCGCTGGCTGAACCAGCACCGCCGCCACCAGTCCAACCTAAACCACCAGCACCGCCACCGTATCCACCACCACCACCAGCAGTACCTGTACCACCTACAAAACCACCATTGCCGCCACCGGCAGCATAGCCTGACCCACCAGGTATACTAGAACCGCTGATTCCTCCAATTTGACCCCAATATCCAACAGCGTTTGTTGTGTATGGGGCAGAACCAGAACCGCCTCCACCTCCACCAATAGTTCCTGCAACGCCATACCCGCCACCGCCAGCAATAAGGTTAGTTAGAAGTGTATAACCGCCATTTGCAGCAGAACCACCTGCACCAATAACACAAGGTGTTGAAGTTTTGACCATTGCCCAACCATAAGTAACTCCACCTCCGCCACCTCCGCCAGCGTTACCTCCGGTAAGAAAACCAGAACCACCGCCACCAACAAGGATGGCATATGCCCAAGTAATATTTGACGGAATCGTAATAGAAGTACCGGATGTAATAGTTTGTTGCAGGGTTAATCCATAAGGAGTTGCAGTATTTAGACCAGCCATTTTTTACCTCACTCTTAGTAATAAAGAAGAATACATCCATTGCCACCGGTACTGGCAATAATGTTACCCACTCCACCGCCACCGCCACCAGAGCCTCCGGCTCCGCCAATTGAACCGGTCCCTGCACCGCCTACTGCTAAAAGACCAGCACCACCGCCACCAGTTGACGTAGCACCAGGAGCGCCGCCTGCCCCCGCATAGCCCGACCCACCAGTAGCGTTACGAGTAGCTCCACCACCAGCAATTCCTCCTAAACCACCATTTGAACCATTTGTTTGTG